CAAGAATCACAAACACTTACGGGAAGTGGAGAAAGTTTTCAAAGTTTTAATATACAAACAGGAGGAACAACAGACCATTCCCTAGTTTCAGTTACTATTAATGGTGAAAAGTGGACTAAATACGAATCATTATATGATATGTTAGATACTTCTAAAGGTTATGTTTTAAAAACTGGAATTTCAGGAGGTTTAGATATTTATTTTGGGACAAGTAACTTTGGAGTAATTCCAACTCCTGGAGCGGTCATTGAAGTTACATATATTAAATGTGAAGGTGGACAGGGTAATTTAAACCAGTCAGGAGATTTAACATTTAAGTGGGTTGACGAGGGTAGAGACTCTATGGAAGAAACACATGACCTAAATGAATTGTTAATTGGAGAAGTTACAGTAGCCCCGTTTATGGGAGCAGATGCAGAAAACCCGGAATTTACAAAAATGATGACACCTGTTTCAAGTAGGAGTTATGTGTTAGCAAACCCAGAAAGCTATGAATATTTTTTAAGTAGATATTCGCAATTTAGTTATTTAGATGTTTACAATACAACTGATGATGGGTATTTAGATGATGATAACGTAATGTATATTTTTGCAATTCCAGATTTGAATAAAAGACTATTAAAAGGGACAGATTATTTCTCACTAGATGAAAGCGAGTTCTTTTTTGGAAAAGATGAAACTGATAGAATGTTAGGAGTTATAGAAGATAGTGGAAGACAGATGGTTACAAGTGAGGCTATTTTCGTTAAACCTGAGGCAGTTAAATACAGGATGGATGTGTCTATACGATATTTTGAAGGGTTTAAACAGGAGGAAGTATTTAACGATATTAGAAGCAAAATAAGTAATTATTTAACAAATATAATAAGAAGAGACAAGTTACCTAAGAGTGATTTAATTGCTCTTTTAGAAACAGTTGAAGGAGTAGATGCCGTAAATATTCAATTTGTTTCAAGTGTAGAAGAACAGGCAAGAAGAGACGGTTACTATACTTACAATCAAGTAACTACCGTTCCTACAACACCCGAATTAGAAGGAGGAGAAGGAGAACAAAAAAGATTAGTATTCTTTAAAAGAATTGTAGAGGAAAAGAAAGTTTTATTAACAAACCCAGACATGTTGATACCAATTAGTGGTGGTGATAAAGCTATAGAGGACTGGTATAACAAAATAGGTTTAGATAAATATGGAGATATTATTTTAGACAAACAAGAGGTTGCAGTTTTTAGAGGAGGTTGGGAAGATAGAAATGGAGATTTAGTCAAGGATGAGCCTACAATAGGCGAGATGGCCTCACTATCCGTTTATTTCGATAACCCTCCAGTACCTAACACTGTTTTTTCAAGAATACAAGCAGGAAATAGAAGAGCGATATGAGCAATACACCAAAATTAGAAGAGGGTTTATTTAAAGACCTACAACGATATAAGAGAATTAAACGATATGATGTTTATAAGTCTAAGAACGATGAACGCTTAAACACTGGTTTTGATTATAGTGATTTAATATTTGAAAATATGTTATCAGAGCATATTTACAGAAATGTAGTTGTTTCTTATTTTGTTGAATTTTTAACAGATTATTTCTTTAACATTATAGAACATGTTAAATATTTTGATAATTTTAAAAATTTTACAGTTAAACCAAAAGATAATAATAGAAGATAATGAAATATTCGCATTTAAAGTTTTTTAATGGGGTTGAAAATGAGTTGAATCTTTCTTATGATGAAACTACTGAGAAATGGTCAGGAGTTGTTCATATTCCAGAGGTTTCAGCAGGTTTATATGAATCTATAAACCTTTTTATATTAGAAAAATTTAATAATGATGGTTTAGGTTACCATGTTTTTGGTAAACCTTCAACTGAAAATACCTCTCTTTCTACTTATGATTTTACATTTGAATGGGTAGATGATAGATGGGCAAGCGGAGATATTTTTTTATATGATAGTTTTTTAGAAAATGATGTTTTTAAAATAAGAAAAATTGATAGTCTAAAATTAGAGGTTGAGGACCCTTCTACATTTGTAAACTCAATAGACCCTACAACTAATATTAAAAATGTAACTAATTATATAAATGAGGCACTTCAAATAAATGTTGCAATTTCTTCAGTTGATGACAAACCACATTATAGAACATTAAGAATAAAAGATTCAGAAGATCATGTCGTTGCTATCATAAAATTTTATGGAGAAATAGAAAAAGAAGATGATAGACTTAGAATTTTATTAGGTAACCTAGGTGGTTCTTTTAAAGATTCTGATTTTATGTTTTTTAAAGAGCATGATATTGATGAACAGGGTTTAAACTGGAAATTAATTAATCAAAAAAGAAAAGAGCTATTATTAGAATTAAGTAATATAAAACCCTTTGTTGGGACTTATAAGGCGGTTCTAAACGCTATTAAGTTTTTCGGTTATAATAATATAACACTTAAAGAATATTGGTTAAATATTAATCAAGAGTCTTCTACCTTTGGAAAATTAAAAGCTATTCCAGTTTTAGATACTTCAAAGGGTTTTTCATATAAAAAGAGGAAAAGTATTAATTTACCTTCTTCAAATATGAAAAAAACAAGCAGACTTTCTCTTGTTTATAAACTAAACGAACCTACTGGTAAATTTGATTATTGGGATATTCCTGAAGTAGAAGAAACATTTGACTTTACTCCTGAAGAAGTATTAATAAAATTATACGGACTTAAAAATATTCTACAAGAAAGATATTTACCGTTACATGCAAAAATAGTAGACATTGTTGGAGAAGGAGACTTTTTTGACCAAAAGAATTTTAATGTATGGAATAATCAACAGCCTATTTCGGTTTTTAACGAAGGAAAAGAAGTTGATTTTAGAGTACTTCCTGAAGGTAGACAGCTTTATATAGAGGACTATTCTTTAATATCCAATAATAGTATATTGATAGACGATGTTGTTAATCAGACGAATACTAACCCAACATATTTACCCATAGATATTTCTGGTTTTGGAGATTTATATACTCAAAATACGTTAGGTCTAGATAAAAAAGATAGTGAAACTTTATTAGAAGATTTTGAAACTTTTTATGAAAACTACTATATAATAAATAAGGATACTCATAATAATAATTTACAGGGATATCATGACATTCCTGTCGGAAGTCCTTTAACCTTAGAATGTACTACAATAAATCAAGCATGGGACGACGCCAACTTTGTATGGGACGATGCTGGAACTTATAAGTTTTCTGGCATGACCTATGCTGATCTTAATCTTAATATAGTATCTCCAAATACAGGTGATGTAGCGTTTGTTACAAACCTTCCATGGGGACCTGTTGATGGTTTTGTAAAATGGGATGGATCTCAATGGATAGCGACTGTAGACCCATTACACATTGATTGGAATAATTGGTGGAAACAGGATATTTATGAAATAGAATGGCTAATTACAGGGCCTAATGGATATGAACAAACGTGGAGAGGACCTATAGGATATTGGGAGTCTATAACAACATCGGTTGAAGAATTAATATGGCACCCTGAATTCCAAAAAATAGCACTAGTTCTTCCATTTGCTGGCGATTATTCTGTTGAGCTAAGGCTTTATGACTTACAGAATGTTGTAAGCTATTATAAGAAAAATGATATTGTAAATGTCAAAGTAAAACCAGTTGAGGTGTATGGCATATATCAGTGGAAAGAAGATAAAAGATGGGCAGACTGGAAGACTGGATGGGGACAAACTGGCGGAATTTGGGACCTACCTACTGAATCGCTACAAACAATAAACAATAATTATGAAAAGCTTTATCTCACTATGGATAGGGCAAATTATTTACACCATGAAGACCAAGGTAAAAGATTCTCAATGGTTAGAAGATTTAAAGACACTGATATTAGTAACCCTACTGGTTATTTAGAAACTACCGGACCGTATGTTTGGGATGAAATGGACCCAGTAAGATGGGTAGATGGTGAACATAATTGGTGGAATGCTACCAGAGTTGGGCCAGATTTGACTCCAAGTTTTAAAATAGAGGCTATTCAAAATGGATCAATTCTTAAAATAACGCATAAAAACCCAGTAACTAAAAACATAGAAATTGGTTCGCATACCATAACATCTCCAACTCCGACGGGTAGTAATGATATTTCAGGTTGGCAATTAATTGTTGATGAGTTGAATCAATCAACAGACCCTATCATAAATAAATTTAATTTCAATCCTTTATTTTTAGATAATAGTGCACCTATTGGAATTGTAGATGAATGTCCATTTATCTTATGTGTTGGTAAAGGATATTCAAAGACGTATGACTTTGAAAGTGTTAGTTTAACAAATGGAAATGTAATAGGAGAAGTTCATTACGTTGGTTATAACCCCACATTCGATACTTCTAAAATTATTAATGGAAGTGCGGAGGTAGAAAGGTCGACACATATTACGTTTTCATTAGATAAAAGCCAAATGGCAGGAATGAGAAAACCAACGTGGAGGATATATAACGATACTAACCCGAATTTTGATGATATATATTATGATAATATGTGGTTAACATATATCTTTAAAAACCCCGGAGCCTATAAAATAAGCATCGAGGTAGAAGATACAAATGGTAATAAAAATATTGCCGAAAGAAATATGGTAATTGTAAAATAAAAAAAATTAAAACATGGCAGTTATAGAAATTTTAGGAACAGATTCACTCTCATCATCGAGAATTACACTTAATGATAATTTTGTAGAATTACAAGATAGGGTAGATGACATATCTACTTATTTAGACACAACAGCGGCTACAATAACAGGAGTTGCTATTACCGCGACACAACTTAGTGTTTCCGGAGGTTCAACATTGATAAACGTTACAGCAAGTGATATTACACTTTCTGGATCAGCAGATTTTCAAGGTACGGTTTTCAAAACAGCAGTTGAAGGTTCAATGGCATCGGGAGTTACTTCTTTCGCTACAACATTCAGCTCTCACACTTATTTTGTACAAGACACTGGAACTCCTATAACATTACCAGCTGGCCAACATGGTCAAGAAATAATGTTAATAGCAGATACGGGCGGAAATGTTATATTAGATCCTTCAACAATATCTGGAATCAACACGGCTGAATTACCAAATACGGGAGATGCTGTTGAATTAAGAGCTATTGACAGTGGAAATGGTAATGTTTGGTGGTATTGTGTAGGGAAATCAGGTGGAGCACAATTTAGTTAATAAAAATAAATAGGAGTAAATGGCAGCACCATTAATTAGAATACCACAAATACAGGGAGGAACTTTATACGCCTTTGCTAGTGGAACAAGAGATATTACAAGGGCTTTTAATAATCCCGATCTTCAGTTTGATTTTAGCAATTATGCACTTATAAATTTACCGGAACTAAAAATACCAGATCAGAGCCATAATGAAAATACATTAGACTTTGAACAGTTTTTAGATTATAGCGGAGGGTCGTATGATATCGCGGCAATGGATAGTGGAAATAAAGCAGTTTCTTTTGCTAATACTTTCCAAAATTACGCGTTAAATTTAGAAGAACTATTATTACAGGACGATGATTTTGATAGTACATTATTAGAATCAGATGCTGAAAAAATATTCTTTAAATATTTAGATAAATCTGGAGCAGTTAGGTTTAAACCTGCTGATTCAAATGAATCAACGTCTACTGGAAAATTTACAGAAAATTCAGAAGCATCGCAAACTGCCGCGGACTATGAAAGAGTTGTAAAATTTTTAGGTACAATAGATGCTAATAATGATATTCACTTTAAGGGACAAACATACCACGAGGTTTTTGTTAACGTTCCTTCAGGGGTTGGATATACTCCAACTATTCTATTTGAAACTACTAATTATAATAATAGTGGTAATAAAATATACGCAGACTCTGATATCAATGGTAGAAGTGGTCAAACACATCCAGATCCTAAGATGCATTTAGAGACTTTAATAGATATTCCTGAAGACCCCTTAAACAATACTAGAGGATATTATGATATTGATTCTAATTCTACTCTACCTATGGGAATTGATTGGTCTATTGGTAATTATCACCAAATAGCGAGTAATTCTAAAATAGATACTTTACAAGACTTTGCTGAAAACGGTGGAGATTTTAGTTTTAATGCTATTCTATTATACTATGATATTTTTAGCCAATCAAACCCTGCTAATTCAGCAAGAAATTTATACGGTGTTTTAATATTGGACAACCCTCAGAATGTTTCAGGACCTTCTGGTGATTATACTATTCCAAGATTAAAGAAATATAAACCAAATGAAATTACTGGTCTTAATGGTAACGCCTTTGGTTTAAAGGTAAATCTTAAATTTAATTCCTCACTAGATAATGTGGGAACAGAAATTAATATTAATGATTTTACCACGTTTTCTATGGATATGTTTATGGACACTACAAGTTCGTTAGTAAACGCTACAAGTCTATTATTAAAAGCGAATAAAAGATATACTGGTTTAGAAACTAGATTAATAGATATGGAGAATCTTATTAGTGGTTTAACAGACTCTGATAATTTAGAAACCAGAATTTTAGAATTAGAAGAAAGTTTTGAAAACACAAGTTTAAATCTTTCTGATTCTAATTCTCTACTGAGTTTAATTTCTAATGCAAACTCTAGAATTTCTAGTCTTATTGACGGTACTATACCGACAGAGGTTCAATACAATACCGATGTTTTGTTTGCCGACTCTGGGATATTAGTTGACAAAACAATACCTAATAAAATTAAAATTAAAAACAACATGAAGACATATACTTTCAATAAGCCATTTAATTGGAATGAAAGTACGCTTTCTGTTGGAACAGAAATATCTGATTCGAGTCCTTATGATCCGCAATTTGCTACATCATGGGGAATTTGGACTAGATTAAAAGAATTTACAAATCAGCTTAGATTAGCTGGTAAAACAGCCCAAACCGAGGCTGATAATAATATTAATATATACATAGATGACAAACTTATAAAGTGGCAAGATGGTCAATCTTTTAAGGTTGTTTTCGAAGATTTAAACCTAAATGGAAATAATATAAGCATTTATACGAACTTTCATGGGAATTTCGATATTTTGATAGACACTTTAAGTTCTTCAGAATTGAGTGGAAGTCCTTATTTTGAAATAGTTTGTACAAGTGCTGCAAATTATCAATTTGAAATAGACATAATAAGATAAAAAATAGATGGATACATTTAACTCGTTTTCAGAAGTAATTAAGAGATTTTCTCAATTGAACACAAATTCACTTGAGATTTTTGAGGGTATTAATAGGGCGGTTAGTAGTGAAGAAGACAACGTTACTATTAAGATAGACCTTTTTGGTAAAGATACTCCAGAAGGAGAAGAAACTTTACAAACATATCAAATACCTTCATTTAGTTATTTAGATAGAGAAATTAAAAGACTAGAAAGAAATTTAAAAGCCCTTACAGGTTTAGGATCTGCAGATGCTAGTATTAAGATGCCTAACGGTTCTTACAAAAAAATAGTAGCTAAAAAATTTAAAAGTGCAGGAGCAAATATAACTTCTTTGAACTCACCTTCTTATTTTGAATCAAAAAGTAACGACTTTTTTGAAGACTACTTAAACCCATTATTAAATGTTAATTTTGATGTTAGTGGTCAAATTCCATCAGACACTGAAAGAGTTTTAGTAAAAAGGGTTTTATTTCCAACTGATGACGCGTTTGCACAAACTTATTTTGAAGATAATTATCTAGGTTCTTCAGAACTGAATTACCAAACTGTTATGAATTCTATAATAACAGATGGTGTTAATGTTACTATTGACGAACAGGTAAGAGACCTACCATATAGAAGTACACAATACTACGGCAAGTTTGATATAACAGGAGTTGAAAGTGCTAAAAAAGAAGTGATTGTAAAAGGTCAAGCTACTAAAGTTACAAAAAAATTATATACTGTTAATAAATTAACATACACTGATTCTAATAAAGAATTAAAAGAAACTGAATTTTTAAGCATAGGTGATAAACTTATTGTAAACTCAGGTAATAACTCTACTCTTTATGAAATTGTAAACATATATTCTGGAACTCTTCAATTAGAATTAAAATTATTAGAAGGTTTTGATTCTATTAAAATAGGAGCAGAGCAATTATGTATATACAAGTCATTGGAAGAGAAAGTTAATTTATCTATAAATGTTGCATTTGATGAGAGACAAGTTGTATTCTTTAAACCTATCGATCCAGATTCTAAGATATTAGCAGAAGACTGGTCACCTGGTGTTGGGTTTTACTCTAACGATTTAACAATTAAAAAAGATGATGGACTAGAAGAAAATTTAGCAACATATTATAGAAATACAGTTGCTGACTTCGGACAATTTATTAAATCACTAAAGGAAGATTTTATTCCACCGGCAACCGTTGGTATAGAGCCAGATGCTGTTGAATTAGATGTTGATAATTTTAAAGTTATACAAATAAATACTCACTTAACAGAAAATGATGCATTTGATTCTATTAAGAAATTATCTAACGATAAAATATCAGTTGCTGAAAATATTAAAAAATTAGACGGAACTATTGTTTCTAAAAGAAGCGAAATAGCTACAAAGACGTATAAATCTGATATTGAGAAAAATAAAGATAAAAATACTTTAAACAATCTTGTAGAAAAAAGAAGCAGTGAAGCCAAGCTCTATTCTTCAATAGTCAATCAGATACAAAGTATTAATAAAGACCAAAACATAACTGATTTAAAACCTAAATTTAGGGCAAGAGGTTTTTGGAATATTCCAGATGCTAAAACAAATGCAGACACCCTACCTCAAGAAATTGTTAAATTTAGAATTCAATATAGATATGTTTCTTCAAGTGGAAAGGCTAGTAATATTGCTCAAATTCCATTTAAACAAAAAAGAGGTGGTAAAACTAAAAAGACTACAGCCAGTTTTTCTAATTGGATAGCATACGAAACGCCTGCTAGAGAAAGAAAAAGAGATTCTATAACTGGTAAATATATTTGGTCTACAACTAGTGTTGAAGACGGACAAGAGGTAAACTTTAATCAATTAGACCTGCCGATAAATCTTGGTGAAAATGTGGAAATCAGAATGAAGGCTATTTCTGAGGCAGGGTACCCAGCGAATCCAGTAGAGTCTGATTGGAGCGATATAATTAAAATTGACTTTCCAGAGGGCTTATTAGATACAAGCAAAACTGTAAATCTTATAGAAGAGAATTCTAAAGAAACAACATACGTACAGCTTGTAGAAGAATTAGACTCTAAAGGGTTATATACACATATATCAGATAGCTTTACTGCTAATGAAAAATATTATACACATGGAGCTACGAACATTGCTTCAGGTTTTTTAAGTGATGAACAGTCTCCAATAAGTCTTTTTGATAAATTAATAGACTTGCAAAATGAAATAACATTTTTGAGAGAGAAATTATTAAATGCCGTTGGAGAATTAGCGGTAAGTATTGTAGATGATGAAGGAATTGTAACTGAAATAGAGGCTAATACGACTAACAAACTTTTTGCAGGTTATTATACAGATGAGGTTGCAGATCTTAATATTAGAAAAGGTCACATCGTTACAAAAACATATAAGCTTCTTCTAGAAAATAGCAAATCAACTGAACTAGAATTAATAGCTAGAATTATAGGAGATAGACAGGACCCTGTATACCAATCATCAAATGCACAAAATATAATTGATTCTCTTATGGGAACAAATGATTATGCAAATATACCTAACCCTGTAATTAATGCAAGAGTAATAAACGATACATACTACACTGTTGAAGGAAGGTATGATATGGTACCTGTACAGTATCAAAACCTTTTAACGATACAATATCAATCTAATAATCATTTTCACCAAAACCCATTTCAGTCTACTCAATTAAAAGGACAGTGGATATACAGTAGATTTATGAATGTTTCAGGTGAAAAGGCATTATATTCAGAAGGAAATTTCGACTATTCGATGGGAACTACACAAACAACCACTAGTACTCCAGCTGATTATGAAATATATGGAGTTGACGGTACCTCACTTTCAGGTAATTCTGGAGCTTTAGCAACTGATTTTATTTGGGAAGGAACTTTTGATAGTGGTCAATCTTCCGGATCTGTACCTGATGTTATTGCAACTTCAGATTTAGATGAAACATCTTATGATTATGACACAAACATATATGTTCATGCCGATCACCCATATTTAAGAGGAACAACACCTAACTGGTGGAGTGCTGGAGGAAATGCACAATCAAGATGGGCAAACTTAAGAGCTTCTGAAGATTATGGATATATGCAATGTGGTTATACAACAGCAACTTGGTCAAGAGGTGTTAAAATGGGGTTTGAAGAAAACGATCAATACCTTTTAGGAGGAGCATCGTGTGGAAGTTATCTTTTTCTTTCTCCAACAAATACACAGAGCTTAAAAGTTGATGCTGATAATAAATTTGGTAAAAAGACTTTAGGTACAATAAGTTCAAAAGAGGTTGGTAATGTCAAAAAGAAATCAGCTAAACTTTCTGTTGATGTTGTTTTTCAATACAGAATGACAGATTATTTTGGAGTCACGGAAGGTGATGGACAGAATCAAGTTTTTGTAGATAACAATAATGGCCTTGTTGGTGGTAGAAAAAACGTACCGTTAAATAATTTAACCTATTCAAAAACAATAGGACTTGATATTTTTGATTCAAATGATAATCAGTTTTCTTTTGATTTAGAGGTGTTCGCTAAGTATAAACCAAAAGGAAAAAATCTTAAAAACGTAAAAGCCGTTAGATTAAATAAGAATACTATCTAATACCTCTACAAAATATGATATATAATCTTAGTAATATATCGTAAAAAAAATAATGTAGATGCCTAGAGTTGTAAGAACAGATATTGAAAACAATGGTAAGTTAGATTTTATTTCTAAACCTATTTTAAGAACTAACCCTAAACTTTCTTCGAATGTAAAAGTTGTAGTTGAAAATGACAACATGTATTTAGAGAGCTTTAACGCTACGACAGAGTTAGCAGATGCTAGATACAAAAAATATATAATTAAACCTTCCGGAGATTATAGTTACGACGTTTCTTCTTTTTGGAGTATAAATAACACTCCTTTAGATTTAGCGTTCCATGTTAAAAAAGAAAATAGTGATTTTTCAGTTTTAGATAGCTTTGATAAACAATTTGAAAAAACATACTGTTACGGAACGACTGTAAACTATTCTAAATTACATGACTATAGTTTAAGAATACTCGCTCCGATATGGTTAGATAAAAATGTACCTAAAAAGTTTTTAATTTATAGAGCTAACAAGCCGATAGATAATGATATAGAAAGCGTTTCTACTAAGTCAGATAAAATAAATATCCTTTTAGCGGGATCTTCTCTTATTAAATCATTCGATTTAACAAAAGAATCTGATATAGGAAAATATATTAGAAAGCATGTTGAATCTAAAGAATTTCCTAATTCACCGATCACATATTCTTTTAACAAAGGTGACCAATCTTTTTATAATGGAATAGACCTTATAAAAGGTGGTTTTGTTTCTAAAGGAGAATTCCATACTAAAGATACTACATTAACAGATAAGCCCTTAATTGAATACAACCAATTTATAACTGATGGTTTTTCTAGAAACTCGATGGCATGTGCTAATATAATGAATCTAGAGTTTTTATTCGATGATGACTTGGCGGAGGAGTTTTCTATAAACAGATATTTTGGGGTTTATGTTGACGACTTTGAAATAGGTGAAGGAGAGGTAGATTCTATTAAAAAAATAGTTTCAGGAGGTGATTTAATAACTTTTAAACAGGATACAATAACGCACAATTTAGATGTTTCAGCTGATTGGAAATCTCTTCCATACAGCGATTGGTTTTCTAATATGCCAATGTTGGGTTGGGTTAAATCTGAAGATAGGTATCACAATATAAAGAACGGTGCAAATTGGAATTCACAAAATTTAGAAACCGCAATCGAGTCTAATGGCGTAGATTATTCTAAATTTTTAGGTATAAAAAATACTGAAGCAACCGTAGATGTTGTTGAAAATTTAGAAGGAGGTGGAGACTTTTTAAAAATAAAAGTTATTGACGTTCCTAACTCTGGTAATATACTTAATTTAAGCCCGCTTAAAAGACAAAGATGGGTGTTTAGTATAACTTCTTTAGGTTCTACTGGAAATATAAAAATAGAAGATAAAAACCTAAATGGTATTTCAATAGTGCCCAGTCCTGGAAGTGAAGAGTTAACACTTATTGCTATGAAAAACTCGATTGATATAGCGACTGGAGATTGGACTAAATATAATTCAATTGTTCAACAAAATGCAAGTGGAAAGTGGGTTTTGGAGTTGGCTGAAAAAGAATTTAATATGGAGGAAGACCATCAATTTATTCAAACCATAAGTACTGGAGGTTCTGTTAAAATCAAACAAACTTATGGAGCTACTGAAGTTACTAAAAACACTTTTTTCGCGGATAGCACAATTCCTGCAGGAAAAATATCAGGAAGTAATTTCTCGTGTAATGGTTCTCTTAAAAATATAGCCTTTTCTATTTATACTATAATAAAAGAAAATACAAGATTTAAAACTTTAATAGATGGTGATACAGTTTTAGTAGAAAGCCCTTCAAAGGGATACCGTAAATTTAATTGTGGTTTATTTTTAAGTAACACGAATAATGTTTTTTTAGAATTAGAAAATTTAGACGTTCTTAATAAACTTGAAATTTCTTCTAATTATCTGCAGTTTTATGATGTTTATCACCTTTCGGGTGGTAATTATTCGAACGAATCAATATATTTAACAGAGGAGGATGCTAATACAATTTCAAGTGGAGAGTATTTTTTAGGAAAGGATGTTAAGTATAATAGAATATTAGAAATAGTTGATGATCCAAGAGAGGTTGTTTCGGAATACAAGAAAGTTATATTAAATTTAAAAAACGACAATCTTATCGGGTTGACAAACGTTTATAGTACTTTTAATTTAAAATGGGGAATGTTTTCTGCTTATGATATTCATGATTTAAACTTTGATTTTTATGATACTACAAATTCAGAATGGAAAGAATTACAACATGAAGAAAGGACAGATTATGTTTTAGACACTGAACAGGGTCAAGGTATATATGCAACACCTGCTATAAACCCATATAATGACCTTGGAGTTTTAAACGCAGAACCGGATGGGTATAATGCTAGACTTTTAGATTTATTATTTGATGAAGATTCTAAAACTTCTGTAAATGCAGAAATTATATCGAGTGAATTTGAAAGATTAAAAGAAAATGATTCAAAAGATTTTTCAACATTTTCAAGGACTGTTCCTTTTGTAAATAAATGGAAATTAAAAGATTCTTTAAATGTTAGAGAAAACCCATACTATTTAAACGTTAATGAGGCTTTTGGAGAAACCAATTTTTCACCAATGTTTACCGGGAACAGAGACCCTTTAGAAATGACCCACGACTGGTTTTATATAGATAAATACCCAAGTTATTCCGACTCTACGAACATAAATGACTTTTACAGTTATTTAAAAGTTTCAGAAGATATTGATTTAGATTTTAATAGCTTTAAAGATATTTCATTTAATTATTTTGACTATTATTTTGTTAGTAATGGTAATTTTTTAGAAAGCGATAATCTTTTTGGGTATACTTCTAAAAATAAAAAATACACCTTAATTTCTGGAGGAAGTGGAGTATCTAACCCTTCTACTGTTTTTAAGGGAATTAGATTTGCACCTAAATTAAGAAAAAGAAAAGCTCAAACCGTTTCAGAAAAATTCACGAAAGAATTTATTAATTCTCCTGATTTTAATGGTTACAAATTTTCTACAGTTCTTAAAACAACATACAGTGCTACTGAAGCAAATGGACTTTTTATAAAAGTTTGTAAAAATGAAAAGTGGAAAACGCTTGTACTTTATTTAGATTTAAAATTAAATGAAGACCCAACAACAGGAGTTAATTACTTAAATAGAAAGCTTTTATATGAGCTTGATAATATAATAGATACTCTTCCCAATTCAATAAACCCTGCTCAGATAGATACAATTTATTCTAATAACTCTATTTCTGGGGCTATAAATTTAGCAAATAGCCAAAATATAACATTGACTTCAACAAGCTCACATGTATTAGATGGTTTTCAAAATATACTAACAGGAGAAGATCCTGAATTTTTATCACAGGTTTTAAGAAACCCTATAAATGGAACTTTTGGTAAATTATTTATAACAATAGGTAATGATAACCTAATGTTAGAGGTTGCTTCAGTTGAAGCAAATAATAAAATAAAAATAAAAGGTCTTTTAACGGATGAGTTTGGGAATTCTGCAACGCCAGGTTTTTATACAGATAATCAATGGTTGACTGCAACATACACCTATGAAGGTGGTGGAATCGGAGCACATGCTGAACTTTTAGAAAAATTATCAGTTAATAACATTAAAGAAGAATTGGACAATGGGAAAAACGTCGACTACTTTACGGTTAAAGAAGACGGTTCAATTATTGAAAATGATTTTTCTATATCGATGAGCCCTGGTGTTGAGGTTATTAAAAAATCAGATTTATATGTTGAGGTTGATACTAATAAACCAAAATCTTTTGGTTTAAACAACGATGTTATAGGTTATGATATTCAAAAAAGAAATGAATATTTTGCTATATTAGAGAGACATAATGGAAGCTATACAATAGACACTAAACCTATTGTAACTTTTAGAGAACCTTTTTCAATGCATAAAATAGATACTGACTGGTCACAAGAGATTCAAGGTAATTACAATTTTAATATTTTAGATTTAGATGAGTTAGAAATGTCTCAGTCTCTTTATAAAAAATTTAATGGATGCGGTATTTTATTTGATATTGGTTTAATAGTAGATTCTAATTACAACGACCGATGGGGAGAGATTAAAAATTACTATTTCCATAAAGTAAATGAAATTAGCACGGAGGGAGTTATAAAGCTTTCTGAATCTAGTGACCTTTTACCAAAATATAATCTGACTGGAGAAATTGCAATTGATAAAAAAGACTTAGATGTTTTTAAATCTAGATGGGAAAGCGATTTTTATTTAAGAGCCTCTGGTAAAGGGAAATCTACTAAAGTTCCCGGAACAAAAAACATTAAACAAGATAAAAGCTTTATTTCCTCAAGTGCTATGAAACTTGGAGAGGCATACGATGTTTACAATTTTACTATTAACAGAATAGAGAATATAGAAGAACTAGACGCTATAAAGTTTAATAATAATTCAAAAAATGAAATTTTATTTGTTGAAGAACGAGATTCTATAACAATAGACTTTTATTTAACAAACAGTGCTGTTAGAGAACTGGATAGTTTAGGAGTTAGAAATACACTAAAGCAATATGTTTCTTTAGAAAATAGTTTTGGAAGGGTAGACACTTTAGACGATGATGTTTCAGGATATGTTGAATCTAATATTTTACCGCTTTACACGGTTGGAAATATAAACCTATATGTTAAAGAACTTAAACAAAGAGCAGCAACTCACTTTAGTGAGATCGAGAGTTCACCTACGATATCTTCCGTTGACGATGATGATTATGAAATCAAAAATGATTTTACATATAAATTAGATCCGGAAAACCCACTGAATTTAAGACTAATATATAATAAAAAGAAAGGGTTTATTTATAAAATAAAACCTTTGATAAAAATAAAATCATAAAATGCCTATTAATATAAAAGAAATTTATCTTACTGATAATGACCTTGATAAAATAGACAAAATTAATTATAATTTTGACCAGATTTTAGGACAGGGTGGAGGACCACAAGGACTTCAAGGACAACAGGGATTGGCTGGTTTACAAGGACCACAAGGAATTCAAGGACCGCAAGGAGTTCAAGGACAACAAGGAGGAGCAGGTAGTGCTGCAAACGTTGCAGAAAGATGGGACTCTTATACACTTACTAATGGTTATAATGTTATTAGGCCGTTAAATGAATCAGTCGATGAAATATCAAGAGTTGTTTTAGGAGATACTGGAGTTGGTTTTGCGGTAGGAGCAATTCCTTCATACGATCCTTTAGCCCTTTTAAGTCTTGCTAGACACAATGCAGGAGATATAGAAAATGCGATAGAATTTAAAAATAGCGATCCTAACGGCGCAGAATTTATTTTAAGAAATGAAAATGGAACTTTATTGCTGACGTCAACAACGGGAGTCACAGGCTCAGGATTCGGAGTAGATGTTCCTGGTGAAATTAGAATAGAGTCTTATGATATTAATATAGAGTCTACTGGAACCCAAATCGATTTTTTAGCAGCATTAGATATAAACAGTTCTGCTTCTGGAAACGTAAATATTACCGCTCTTGAAGATCTAAGTGTTAAATCTGAAACCGGAGTTTTAAGACTAGAGGCTTCTGGTGTTAATGGAGAAATAGAAATAGCCGCTTCCGGAACAAATTCTGCGATATTAATAGAATCATTAGAAGCAGGAGTAGATATAAAAGCTGAAAGCGGAATAGTTCAATTACAAGAAAATGGTTTAGGAACATTAAATGCAGATGCAGAAGATATGACGTTTGATATATTAAATTCTGTTTTAATAAAAGGTAATAATTCTACTACGTTAGATTCTGATCAAAAGGTCACTTTACAAATAGGAGGAGTTGATAAGTTTTTTGTAGAACAAAACATAAACACCTCTACCCAATCTATATTTTTTGAGAATGCTAATACTGGTATAATGTTTAAAGATGGAGGTGGGGCCCAATCGGGTTTTTTACCAGCCCCTAATAATACAACTTCCGATAGTGATAGAACACTTGCAGATTATTTGAACATGACATACACCGATAATATTACTTTCTATAAAGATACTTCTAATATTGGAAATTTTGATGTTAATTTACAATACACTGGAGATGAATTAAGTGACCAGTTCGGTATTGGAGGGTTGATTGCTATTAATAATGGAAAAAATACAGTTTCTTACATTAAGATAGGTGACCTTGTAAATGTTTGGGGAACAATATATGCGGGTAGCGATAATAATTGGGATAACGTGACTGACCAACTTGTTTTGGCGATAGAAAATGATGCTCTTTTTCCGTATAAAAACGGGTGGTATGACGCTGTTAATGACACATATATAGGACAACCTGTTTTGGTAGATGTTACAGTAGGTGGTTCTACGTCGGTAGATATAAACGACTGGAACACTTCATTAAACTTAGGAGCTAATGCAGATATTATAGGTATTAAAGGTGTTATAGCAACAGGTTCTAGTAGAATGCATCTTTTTTGGCAAGTGTGGGACCCTATAAACCCAAATGCAGCAAGTAGTTATAGAAATATTCCTTGTCAGCCTGATCATTTTGCATACGGTGGAAGTAATAACTCCGAACCTCTTTCATTCACATTTTCTTTTTCAATGCCAACTAGTAGAAAAAGTTATTCAAAAACAGCAGGACAGTTCTGGATAACTGCAATGTATCCGGCACCTACTGGAGGCGGCGCACTCTATAGTGTATCTGCAAACCAGTTTGAGGCTACTTCCTCTGTATTAAGTAATTCTATTATAGATGCACAGTGTTCTAATAACACAATAAATACTCTTTCTAATTGGGTTCCTATAGATATACCAATAGACCTTGAATCTGCCGGAGGGGATTGGGCCTGGGACGGAGATCCAAATAACACAATCAACAATGATTTTTATGATGGGGCGCCAAGTGGAAGTCCTCTTTTGGGTGGAGCCGGTTTTGTTGGAACCTCTACAATTAGACCTATAAGAGGGGTTAATACAACAGGTTCAGATGTAACAGATACTTTTGTTTATAAAAATACAGCTTATTCAAACCTTACAGCGTCTGTTGATATTATTCACCCTAACGTAAGTACATTTTTTACAGTTGGAGAATCTACTAATATATCACCTGTGAATGATACAATAGAGGGAGGAATCAAAGTTTATAGTTCTTCGGGTCAGTCGGGACTTACAACGTTTAATCTTATTAGTAACAAGGTAGGAGACTACGATAATAAAGGTAAGGAGTATTACAAAGCTGATTTAAGCGTTGCTAATGAAATTACCATTTCGGCAGAATATGCCAGACCTTTTGCTACTATAGGACATTTTACATCATGGTATGTAACATCCAACAGGGCATATCAGGGAACACAAAATGTACCTGAAATTTTTGAAATTCCTGCAGAAATAGATGCAGCAACTCACAGTAGTAGTGGTTCTATTAGTCTTTCAGAGTTTGAGTGTTGGAAAATTGAAACCAACGTTTCTGGAAATATAAAAGTAGGAAGCCTAGATTTAGGTCAAATAAGTGGAGGACAAACAACATCTGCTAATGATATTGTTCAGGCGTTTACATATCCTGAAAATTATGCCACTATTGGTTCTGATGCACCTTTACCATTAGGTGCTAAATCAACATGTAATAGCGGTATTAGAGACCCTAAAATAATATTAAGTGTTCAAGGAGAAAGTCCTAATTGGAATACTCCAAGTTCATCAAATAAGATAGGTGTTGATACTTCTCAAGGTTTTACAGACGCAGTAGATGGTCCATGGTCAAATGTAGATAAAGAAATAATAACCCATTGGAAACATAAACAAGATGCTACTGTTCCTTCTCAAAAGATAAAAGTTATTCTTAAAAAAGACCCTATAAGGTTTTACCATAATGGTAATGGTATGTTAATGCAAGGTGGAGGAATAAACGAGGCCAGTTTTAGAAGTAGTGGAAAATGGGCTAATAGTCAATATTCTTTAGGTAAATCTGGAAGCGGTAATAGTACGGTCAGTTATGGCTATAGCCAAGTTAACGGAGGTGACCTATGGTATAAGAAAGATTTTATAGTATTTCACGAAGAGGTAGGTCTAAAATGGGGAGTGGTTGGTTATAATACTAATTCTACCCTAAATTACTCCAATTTTTGGAGTCACAATCCAATGCTATTTTCTTTTAACGGTACAACAACAACAACTCCAGGGCAAGGTGGAGGTAACTCTACCATTATTACATTTCAATTTAATTTTACCGAAGGAGAGGCTGCAATGGGTGGTAGCAAATATATAGACCTTGATATTGTTTTATTACCGAACTATACTTCAAATCATGGCAATGGAAGGTTCCCAAATATAGACTGCGGGAGTTTTGGTGGAAATACAGCAAACGCCCCAGCGCAGTATAGTTCTCCTAGTAATAAACCTTTAAACGAACAGTGGTACTATGTGAATCAGATAGCCGCAACTAGAAAGGAATCAGGAGGAGTAATAGACCAGTCTAATGGTAATTTTTCGCTTGGGCAGGACCTTAATAGAATATCACAAAGATGGGCCAAGAAAATTACGATTAGGTTAACTACTCCAACGCCACAAGCAACGGGTGGTATAAAATAATATACCATAAAAAAAATAAGTTAAAGTGTTTTTAAAAGCTAGAGAAATATTTACAAAAGATTCAGATAAAATAACGATTGATAAACTTAATCGTAACTTTGACGTTTTTAAAAGTGGAGGACCTATTGGACCTTTGGGAATATACGGAATTCCTGGTGTTTTAGGCACACAGGGAATTCAAGGTGTTCAAGGTGTTCAAGGTATTACTGGACCTCAGGGAGTAGCAGGAACTACTAACACGAAATGGGATATGGACAAAGTCCTCGATTCTAATTTGGTTGATTTAGAAAGGATATTAAGACCGCTGAATCTAGGACAGTTTTCTTCAAGAATATTGATGGGAGAAACTGGAATTGTTTTTGGTGGTACTATTGATCCGCCTTCTTATGAACCACAAGCACTTATAAGTTTTATATTCTCAGATCAACCGGGAGGAACAGGAAAAATGATAGAATTTCCTTATATAGATGCTAATGGGGTTATAGACAGTGATTTTGTTATATCTTATAGAAACGGAACTCCTCCGCCGAATCCTTTCCAGACAGGAACGTTAACAACCTTAAATATAGGTGACCAAAGAAATACGCCAGGAGGTGGAAATTTTAAAATAGAAGGAATTCAAACACTTGAATTTCTTTCTGATTCTATTTTTATAGAGGGTTCTAATAATATTACAATAAACGCTAGTACAGATTTAAACATTTCTGCAGATAGAGAACATAACATAACAAGTACTGGCGGAGATGTTATCACATCCTCTGTTGAAAATTCAAGTTATAAAACAGAAGGTTTTAATAGACCAATATACATAGATTCCGTTGGAGAAATAAGAATAGATTCTGCAACGCTCTTGTCAAATAATAAAAAAATATTAGTAAAAGCAGAAAATTCTACTGTTTTTATAGAGACATTACTTTTACGTTCTTCGAGTAATATAGTTGATTTTAATTTTACAGATACCTCAAAAATAAATTCTAATATAACTGAAATAGATTCTAATGCTTTAAGTTCTTTAAATATTACAGAAAGCACTGGTATTTATTCTCTAGGGGGTTTAGTAACGATATCAACAAATAAGTTTTATTCCAATATTAGCAACCTAATATCTGCACAAACTATTTTATTTTCAGATATAGATGGAGATAATACAGGCCGGGATGATTTTGAAAATACAATGTCCACTCAACTTTTGTTTTCTGCTGGAAATACAGTACCTAATATTGCCGGTGGTTTAACTACCGGAGATGGAATTTTATTTAAAGAAGGAGAAGACGAAGACCCTGGAGTAGACTACGCAGCCCCTAATTTTGGAACAGAAGAAAGAGATAGAACTCTTGCAGATTCATTCACTTATGTTAGTCAAGAAGCGCAAGGCGTAGGAGGTGAGTTTCTTTTCTTAAAAGGAACACCAAACTATAACCTACAAGATGTTTTTGGAATAGGACAAGATATATTTAATATCGCTCCAGTATATGAAAAACTAAATGACTGGCAGGTGCCAAGTTTAAATAGTGCTGGAACATATTACGAATTCACTGAAAATAAAAGTCAATTAAGTTATGTAAAGACTGGAGACCTTATAAATGCACAAGGTTTTGTTATTGGTGAATCAAGCGATGGAAATCACTATTCAGGCGGACCTGTTGGACCGCCAGTAAATACTCATAATTTTGCAATACCAATTAATAACGCAAATCTTGATGATATTATTGCCCTTAAAATAGCAAGTCCTGATAAATTTCCTTATGTCAATTCATCAAACGTTCCTATTATGGTAGATATTAATCTAGCCTTTATAGATTCTATTATGGAACCCAATTCAGCCTTAACGTGGTCGCCTTTTCAAAGCGGTCCGGGTAATGTAGGAACGCCTGGTTTTGAATATGTTTTTGGTTTAAGCACTACTGGTTTAGGAGATAATTCTGGAATTGTAGGAGTTATACCGCCGGGTGAAAATAAAATATTTTTATATGTTGAAGGTTGGAGAGAAGCATGGAGAAGCTCAACTATTAATACATTCGTCGGACAAATACCAGGTGCGATAGATGCAGTATCAATGGCAAAATATCCATTGACCTTAAGAACTTTAGGAACCTTTAGAAGTGATAGCAGTTACCAATCGATGTTAACAGAATCTGATAAATATATTTTTAGATATAGTTTTAAAATGCCATCAGATTGGAATTCATATAACAAGACGAGAGGAGTAAGCTCCATACAGTGGGGAAATACAGGTTATTCAAACCCTGGAGGTGGAATGAAAAATATAGAAAAAGGAAATGACCTTGTGTTAAAAATAAATTATAGTGGACCCTCGGAATATGATTGGTCCTATAAAATAATATACAGTAGTACAGGAACAAGTTCGACACAGTATAATCTGGTTACATCTGGTTTTAACATAGACGATATTATAGATACTGCAAATGTTGTTGCTGATAGAACATCTACTCAAAATACACTAACAATACCTGTAAAATCAGGAGCCAGCACAAACCACAAGTTTAGGGTTATTGTTACAAATTCTTACACTGGAGAGTCTATTATGCAGACATTTAATATAGTAATAGCAAGTGCTAATTCTACTGTAGGGTTGCCAAACACGGGTGGTGCATCAGGAGGATCAACAACTGCAACAACTGGAAGCGGTGCTACAAATACAAACACTGCTAAAACAGGAGGCGGATAAAAAAATAAAAAGAATGTTTAAAAAATTAGAAATAAGACCAATTCACTTTATAGTAACAATACTTGTTATACTGCTCTTGCTATTGCACCAATGTAATAGGACGAGTAAACTTAAAGCGATTAATAATGGTTTAGAGAATAAAATAGAGAGGGTTAAGGCTAATGTAGAGGCAGCGAATGATACTATAGTTACGTACATAAACGATAATAACTATTATATAAATGAAATTAGCGGTTATCAATATACAGTTGCAGAGTTGGAAAATGAAAACAAAGACCTTTTAAAAGATTATGAGGATGCTTTATCAAATGTTGCCGAACTTAAAAGACTTAATCAACTCTTAAAGGCTGAGGTAAATATAGTCCAGGTAGATACTATTTTTGCTGAGGTAGAAAATGATACAACGCTTGCTTTTACAGATTCAACACACTATGGTGATAATAATTGGAGGAAGTTTGATGCAAAGGTAAATATATTTCATAGAGACGGTACACTTGTCGGTGGCTTAGGTACTTTTAATTATAGTCAAAATATAAAATTATATGCAGGTATACAGTCAATAGACGGTAGAAAAAAGATTAATATCTCAACAAAATATCCTGGTTTAACGTTTAATGAAATAGAAGGAATAAGTCTCATAGAAGATGAGATAAATATAGCAAAGAAACAAAAAAGAGGAAGACTATGCTTGGGCGTAGGAGGTGGATACGGTGTAACTTTTACAAAACAAAGTTTGGTCTATCATGGACCTCAAATTGGAGTGTTCTTGATATACTCACCGAAATGGTTACAATTTTAAAAAGATAAATAATATATAATGGCACAAAGTTCAAGATATTACAAAATAGATGATGACATATTATTAGAGTTTATTTGGCATGACCAGGCTAACCCCTTAGATTATGACATAGAAGTAGACAATAATGGTAGTGAGATAAAAATAATAAACACTGTTTTAGGTGATTCTACTCAAACAAGGCATCTTGTACATGAGCTAGGAAGCGATGTTGTAAATTTCGATGTAACTACCGATATGGGATATGTTGCTATTGAAAACTTTGCAAGTAGGTCTCTTTTGTTAGAAACTGGAAAAACGTATAAATTCAATTTAACGGCACTTCAAAACCCCGCTCTGTTTACAGTTTCTGGAAATAGTTTGTCAAACCCTTTAGTTGGTAATATTTATTCATATATTCCTCAAGTTACAGGGTCCTATGTTTACGAACTTACAGGTTTTCAAGGAGGAAAGGTCACAGTTTCTAATGTTGCTAACCCACTATTTGCAACCCCAGATGAAGAGACTGGGAATAGCATTAAAACAGGAAGTGGAGCTATAGAGAGATATCACGGTATAGAAATTAGTGATGGTAAATACGCCCTTTTAGATACTCCTAATAATCTATTAAATAGCGGATGGGCAGGATCTGATACTGCGGAAGTTAATACATCTCAAGCATTTGCATTTAACAATGTTACTTCTGTACGATATGACAAAGTACGTTTACATCTTAGAACGGGTTTTAGTTTTGCAGGAAGAGGTAAAGAAGGTTTTATATTTGAAGTTAAAACAAATAGAACATCAGGTATACAGAATTTTTTAACACAAATAGTTTATTTAAACACTTCTAGTTTTGAAATAAAAAACCCTAAACCATTTGTTTTAGGTGAACTTTTATATTCAAGTTTTATAGAAGTAAAAATACCATCTCTTGTTGGACAATATCAAGATTTTGCAAATTTCTTTTATGATGACGGTACAGGTACTTCTGATTTAGACCCTACTTCAAACTATGACGTTAGCTTAAAGTTAATAGATTTATTAGAAGATAATTTAACCTCAGTAGATTATGTATATACTGGTGATGAGAAAAATCTCATGGTTTCTAGAGAAGATGAGTTTCAAGATTTTACATGTGTAGTTGAAGAGGCTGAAGATGGTAATTATTTTAAAATTTACGGAGAAAAAGATAATAGCGCATCTGCTTTTGAAGCCTATATTATTCAAAGAACTACAGAAACGTCAGATGATATTTCAGTAATATTTGATATTTCAGTTCAGGAGCAAATAGGACAAAGTTTTATAGAAACATCTTATCAACAGATTGTTTTAATAGAGGATTTTGAAGAAGGTATTCAATATAGACCAATTATTAAAAACAGTGAAATAGCGACCAGTTTTTCAATTGATGCTACAATGAGAATTTATAACCAAACGGAAAATACTCAGATTCTTAAAACAGCTAGTTTAATTTCAAACAAACCTGCAGTATACGGTAAAAAGATGATGAAAATAAATCTAAATTCTGGTAACAACGTTACTAAAATCTATAATACTCTTCCAAATCTTCAAGCGGCAAGGTCTGTCGCGGCAAGTATAAACAATGCTTTACCGAAACCTCAAGTAAAATATGTTCCAGCATTTTTAGAAAGATTGGCTATAAAAACAAATGTTAGAGAATATAATTTAGAAGAAGACACAAACTCTGAAACACCGACCTCGTTATTAAGAATATCTCCTTATGATTCATACATAAAAATTGATGTTACTAAAAAAGAAGACGGTGAATTCAAAGCACTTTCTTTTTTAAATGCTAAAAATGTAAAATTAGAATTTACTAACGGAACGTACTTTAATTGCATAACTTCAAATAAAGATATTGATTTAGGAAATGGAGAGTTGTTATTTAAAATAGATAAAGCAAATGCTGCTAAAATTCAAGGTATAGCAGATAAAAAATACTACATCTCTCTAGATAATGGAAGTGATGAAACTTTAGTTTATCAAGGTAGATTTATTAATGTATGATTTTAAATAGTAGAAATAATTCATTTGATTTTAGGTTGCCGAAAGACTTTGTTCCTCAAGAAGTGCAGGACAAGTACATTGACTACTTAAGAAAAATTCCAGGAACTCTTGTTGAAAATACAATTGATTATATTAATTATGGAATTCAGGCTATTAATATGCCAGGTGTTGAATTTGAACCCGTAACACAGGCTGATAATGATGGAACTACAAGATACCATAGGGGAAGACAACCTATTCAAAATTTAGTAAATAGAGAATTTACGATTCAATTTCAACTAATGGATGGCTATATAAATTATTGGATACTTTTGGATACTTTACTCTATTATTATGCAGATCAGACCAGGCAAAAATATACACCTGATTTAAAGTTAAGAATTTTAGATGCAGAGGGTTTAGGACTTGCTAGCGTTTCTTTTGAGAAACCAATTATGAAAAGTATAAATGAATTAAGTCTAAGTATGGCAGATAGCGTCGCTGAGTTTAATACATTTGAAGTTAGTTTTGTCTATAATAAATTTAGCATAAAAATAGAATTAGATTAGGATATATAAATTATGAAAACATTTGTAGAATATTTAGAAGAAAATAAAGTTACGCCAGAGGAATTAAAACGCTTAAATGAAGGCTTACAACAAGAATGGACTCCAGAACTAGAAGAAAAAGTAGACCAGGCGGTTGATCAGTTTTTAAATGAATATCGTAATGAAGATGGTGAATTAGACTTAGATAAATTTAATTCTGAAATAACCAATGAAGGACTTTTTGGTTCTATTATGGGTGGTCTAACAGGTTTTGCTCTTGGAAAGTCAATGGGTAAAATGATTGCTAAAGTATTGGGAGTACAAAAAGGAGTACTCTATGATTTATTAACCTCACGTCTTGTAGGTACCGCAATAGGTGCTACCATCGGTAAAAGATTTTAATATGAACTTTATTACAATAGATTTTTCACTAAATTCGCCAGGAATTTGTATCTTTAATGATAAACAAAAGAAATACCATTTTATTTCGTATGTAAAAAAGAATGGAAGTAAAAAAGCCATTAAACTTCAAGAAGAATTGGGTCTTTTAGATGAGGTTACTCTTGTTTTTCAACCAGACTGGGAAAAAGAATTAGACTATTCAAGTATTGAGTTGGGTAAAATAAAGAGGTATGATACAATGTCAAATGATATTATTAATCTTATTACTCAAAACAGTTTTCCAGAAGACGGTTATCAAATTGCATTTGAAGGAGTCTCTTATGGTTCTAAAGGAGGAACTAATAATATAATTGATATGGCGAGTGCGGCATCTATTCTTAAAATTAAACTCTTAAAACACTTAAAACCTGAAGATATTAAAACTGTAGCTCCAGCCACGATTAAGAAACATGCTGGAAAAGGTAATATGAATAAGAGAGTTCTTTGGGATGTTTTTGTTGAGAATCGTACTGGGGAAAGTTTTTTGGAGGAGAACAAATTTTGGGTTTTTTCTAAAAATCTTGAAGTTGGAAAGTCTGTTCCAAAACCCTTTGATGACCTAGTAGACGCCTTTTATCTCAATTCTCTGCTTAGAACCCTTTCAGCTAATCTTACCTCTCCTGCTTAAAGACTTAAGTTATATGCTCACAGGCTCCTTTTGTTTCAAAAATAATAAACTTTTTTTAAAATTAATTCACCCAGATTTTTTTATGTCGTTTTAAATGATTATATTTAACTATAAACAAACAAACAAAAAGTTGTATAAAAGAAACGAACAGGTGGAGACATATTGTTTCCTGAAATAGGAAGACTGTATAGAGTGCGTAAAAAACACTGGGCATATCGTGATAAGTCCACGATGACTAAACCTAAGTTGGAAAGACAAAAGGCCTTACTGGTTGGAAGGTAAAACCATTTATAAATACGGGGAGTTAGCTCAATTGGTAGAGCGACTATTCTTATTGAACCAAGTCTTGATCAGACCAGAAGAATAAGCAGATCACTTATTACGGAAAATGGTGTAGAATAGTAGATGATAGTTCGAGTCCATCACTCCCCAGCTCTTAGATAGGTTTAAATAACCGAACAACGAGGCGTCAAATCTCACGCCTACAACCGAAAGGAGAGTCTAAGTGGAGTAAAAATAAAAATAGTTGTTTTTAAACATAAACAAAATTAAAGTTAGATATATAATAATATATGGAAAACAGTAAATTTAACAATAATTACTGGACTTTAAAAATCGAAAAAGGCTTTAATAAAAGCAATCTCTAGTCGGATAGACTCATGTAATAAAGTTCATATTTTTATAAACAAATTTAAGGTTTTTTATATAATATAAGTTATTTAAGTAAATTAACAGAAATTAAAGTAAAATTAAAGATTAAAAGTTATGAGTGAAGATTTTAACATTTTTAGTATCGGTGTAGAAGATATCGATACACATGAACAACAACAAAGTACTGGTTCAAATATCATGTACAAACCAACCGCCGATGACGGCAAAGACGGAACTTACAAAGCACTTATTCGTTTTGTACCTAACGTTGAAAACCCAAGAAATAGTCTTATTAAGAAATACGTCAACTGGTTAACAGGACCTGATGGTGATTCTAAATTGGTTGACTCTCCAAGTTCAGTTGGTGAAAGTTGCCCAATAGCAGACGCTTTTTGGAAGTTAAGAAAATCAGACAGCGCGGTAGACCGTAAAGCATCTGATAAATTAAAAAGAAGAGAACAATATGTTGCTCTTGTAAAAATTATTAAAGACCCACAGTTTCCAGATCTAGAAGGAACATATAAGGTTTTTAAATTCGGTTATAAAATCAAAGAAAAAATCGATGCAGAGTTAAAACCAGATTTTGGTGAACCAACTCAAGTATTCGATCTTTTTGAAGGTAAAAACTTCGAATTAATTATTAATCGCCAAAACGATTATAATAATTATGACAAGTCTAAATTCTCTTCTTCAAAATCGCCAGTTCAATTAGCAGATAAAACTGCAGAAAGAACAAAAGAAGACATGGCATCTATTAAAGAAGAATTAGACGGCGCCCCCTCTCTTAAATCGTTCGAGTATAATGCTTGGGACGAACCAACTAGAGAATTCGTAAACAGCGTTATTAAAATGTATCTTAACCCTGGAGAATCAATGGATAATCTTGTTAACCAGACACCTACACCTACAAAGAAGGTTGAAACAGCGGTAGCAGGTTCTAACAATACAAATTCTACAGCAAAGAAGAAAGATACTGCGCCAGCAGAAGTAGCGGCAGGAAGTGATGATTTAGAATCGTTTTTGAATGACCTTGAAATCTAATATACTATCTTTAGAACTTAAAGAAAAGATTAAAGTTGCATTAAAAAAGATAGTTCTAAAAGAACATTCAAATCACAATAAGCAAATGATAAAAGACATGCATGGGAGATTAACCTGTGCATGTCCTTATTGCGGAGACTCTACAAAAGATGACACTCTTAAAAGAGGAAATCTCTATTGGTCAACACTGCAATACCATTGTTTTAATTGCGACCACCACACAGATGTCTATAATCTTTTAAAAGACCATGATATTAGAATGTCTGAAAACATGGACACTCTTGGTATTATAGATTATATTAAAACAAATAAAACAGTTGCAGACCAAAGAGAAAAGTTTACCCCTATTATTTATGAAAAACTAATAGAACTTTCAATAAATCAAAAAGAATTTATGGAAGCTACAGGTGCTAAACCCATAGAAATAGGAGATTGGATATGGTTTAAACTTAAAGAAAGACTATTACATAAAAAATTAGACAAGTTTTTATATAACCATAAAGAGGGTAGATTGTGGATATTAAACAAAACAATGGAAGGAAATATTGTAGGCGCCCAATCAAGAAGAATGAAAGGAAAAGGGTCTAGATATTTAACCTATGATTTATCAAAACTTTACGAACAGGTTTTAAATAAGCCTCTTGAAATAGACGAAGAAGAATTGGGTCAAATGAATAATATATCAACGCTTTTTGGAGTATTGTATATAGACTTTAGAGAACCAACTACCGTATTTGAGGGTCCAATGGACTCTATGTTTATGAGAAATAGTATAGCGCTCTGTACAGTTGGAAGAGACACTACAAAACTCGACAGTATAGACACTGTCAGATATATGCTAGATAATGACCCTGCCGGCCTTAAAAAAACAATAGAAAAACTTAAAGCTGGAAAAGAAGTATTTATGTGGAACAAGTTTTTGAAAGATAAAAAACTAGATAAATATAACATAAAGGACTTAAACGACCTTATTAAAGAATGTTATAAAAATAGCGTAAAAATATCGCTGTCTAGTTTTGAAGATTATTTTACAAACAATAAACTAGATTTGAGATATGTTTGATATAGATATGGACAAAGAATTAGAAAAGTTTGATAGAGACCGTAATAGGTTTAAAAACCTTAAAAAAATGATGGAC